TTTAACAAAATAAAAATAAATTCTATAAGAAAGATTATTATACTGTTTTGAGAACTTTGCAATAAAAAAGTCCGAAAATCGGTAATTTTCATTACCAAGTTCTCTAATAACGAATAAAAAATGTATATTCTGTTTTTGTTTTTATTTTGCTTTAACAAAATAAAAATAAATTCTATAAGAAAGATTATTATACTGTTTTGAGAACTTTGCAATAAAAAAGTCCGAAAATCGGTTATTTTCGCCACCAAGTTCTCTAATTAGGCTTTATGTTTTTTAGAATGTTTCTTTTTCAATGTTCCTTTAGATTGATTGGAACGTTTATCCCTTTTTGACTTTCTTTTGCGTAGACTAACACGTCTAGAAGATGTAGCTTTACGTCTTCTTGTTTTTTTACCACCACCTTCTTCTTTTTCGCCTTCACTACTGGGTAATCCTTTATCCATATTCTCTTGTAATTTGATTATCTCTGTTTGTAAATCGCCTGATTGTTTTGTTATTTTTTTATTTATTTCTTCAGTGGTAGTGCCTGGAAATGTTAATTTTTGGTTTTTAAGATCTTCCATTATTGCGTCCAATTCAAGCTGAATTCTATTTAATCTCGGTATATATATCTTACCTATACTATTTCCAGTATTTGCACGGCCTGTTATATAAAAATTATACTGTGTTTTTAAACTATCTATGGGGATTTTAATATCGGAAAATTTATTATGAATAAATGAATCTGCTGTAACTGACTTTCCATAATATTTTGAATGATCTATAATAGGGTTATTTGGATCAGGGAGAATATTATTCACTACATTTATAAGAAAAACATTACGTTCGTCTTGGTCATTAAGAATGTTGTTTATAATATCGTTACGACTATCAATAAGATATTGTTCCTGTAACTCTCTAGTACTTCTATCAGGAACCTTAAGGTCACCATAGTTTATTCCTTTTGATGCAATAATACTCATATCTTCAACTGCAGATTTACCATGTTTAAATATGAAATATACTTTTACTGCCATTTCAATATGAGTACGAACTTGTTCTTGTTTGTCTCTATAGTTTTCATCTGGTTCCATCGCTTGTGTTATTAGGTATCCAATGTTTGTTGTGGTACCATTTATAAAGATTCCTTGTTTAGCATAGACTAGTTCTAGAAGTGCAATACATGCCATTTTTTCATGTTCAAGTATAATAGTATCAATAGTTTGAAATCCGAGTCCTTCCTTAACATCTTCTACGAGTCCTGTAGCTGTAAGATAACCATCATACGCATCAGATAACCCAACTAATCCTTGTTCACGAATACTGTTTATTATAGGAATAGCAACTTCTTTAGCGTTATTTGCAGCTGTAGTTAAAGCATTTCTAGTGACACTTATAATGTTGTTATAACGGTTATTAAGAGTGTTGTATTGTGTTTTAAAATTATTCAATATTCTTGTTACTGTTTTAAAATATGTATGTCCAGTTTCAAAAAGAGTATTAAGATTAAAAAAAGATTTAACTATTGTACTAGATTTACCTTTTTTATTAGATTTGGGTTCACCGTCGGAGTTATTAACGCCGGAGTCGAGGTCTTTACGTTTTCCAATGATTTCTACATTTTGTGATGGGTCCTTTAATAATATACTGCCATCACCTATTGTTTCATCGTCACCTTTACCTGGTGCAGGCATTTTTTCTCCACTGTTACTCATATTGATTTTATTTATATATTAAAGTAATATAATATTTATAGATGAAGTATGAATAATGTTGTGTGAATGGGTAATGTATGATTAATTTGAATAGAAAGTATTTTACTATTCAAACAAATAAATTAGGAGTTTTGTAGATGGTGGATGGTTTTTAGTAATCCGGTTTTAAGGTCTATGCGAGGTTCCCAATTTAATATATTTTTGGCTAAAGAGATGTCTGGATTTCTATTTGTAGGATCGTCTAAAGGTAAAGGTTTATATACAAGATTAGTGGTAGAATCAGTAATTTCAATTAAGATAGAAGCTAGTTGTTTAACGGTGATTTCATTGGGATTGCCGATATTAATTGGATAATTGTAGTGTGTATCCATTAATTTTACTAATCCATCAAGTAAGTCATCAATATATTGGAATGATCTAGTTTGACTTCCATCGCCGTATAATGTAATGGGTTCATTATCCAATATTTGTCTAATGAAGTTTGTAACAACGCGTCCATCATGTCTGTCCATGCGTGGTCCATAAGTATTAAAGATTCTTACAATGCGTGTTTCAATATTGTATTGTTTATGATAATCCATAAACAGTGTTTCGGCGATGCGTTTGCCTTCATCGTAACAGCTGCGAATACCGATAGTGTTTACATTTCCTCTATAAGATTCTGATTGAGGAGATAATTGGGGTTCTCCATAAATTTCCGAAGTAGATGCGAGTAGAATTTTTGCTGATTTTTTTTTAGCAAGTTCAAGTAGATTCATTGTACCTATAAAATTCGTTTTTAATGTATATACAGGATCTTTTTGATAAGTAGGTGGTGATGCTGGACATGCTAAATGATAGATTTCATCTATTTCACAATCCAAGTCCAATGGGTCTATAATATTATGATTAATAAATTGAAAATGGTCATGTTCAAAACAGCTTTTAACATTTTCTATTTTACCGGAATACAAGTTATCAACGCAAATGATTTTATGGTCGTTCAATAAATGTATACATAGATTGGAACCGATAAAACCGCAACCTCCCGCTATTAAAATGGTTTTCATAGTAATATTTTTATTAAAAATTATTTAAATAATTTACATCCTTCAATATTATTATATGAAAATGTATAATAAAATTGAAAATATTTGATTCGTTATGGAATTGTAAATGAATGTTGAAATCATGAATGGTATTGATATAGATCTGAATGACGAGGATACAGAGTGGTATAAAGAATGGTGTAAAAAGAAAAGTACACGTGAAAGTGCAAGATTAATTGAGAAAGAGAAGTTAAAAAGGGATATGAATACGAAAATTACGTGTGAGGAATTGACGCAATTATTGGGCGGAATTAATGCGGATAATGTGCACTATATAAATGATATTCGCAATATGAATAAGGAGATAGATGATTTACAAGAGGAGATTCGTATGTATAAGAAGGGGGTTTGTTATATGGAAAATAAAATTAAAAAATTAAATTTGGATATATGGTATTATGAAAACCGACTAAATAGGAAGAATATGTTTCATTTTGTTGTAGGGGAATGTGTGAATTATTGTAAAGATGGTATGTCCAAACCTTATTTTGCAAAAATTAAGAAGATTAACTATTCAGCGAATACGTTTATTGTGGATGTGTTGATGCCAAATAACAAATATATATTGCATTATGATGTAAAAGTAAGTGAACTATCTAAAATGAGTGTTGTTTTAAATGATAAAGAATTATATTCGGATGGTTATGATAGTGGGGAAAGTTTGATAGAATCACCGAGCGAAGTACCATCATTTATAGAAAGTGATAATAATAGACCGATACACAGAATAGGAATATGTACGATTATGTAAAGAATGAGATTATTTTAACCCTTTGTCTTGTAAATATTGTGTATTCAAATAATTCGGATTGTACCCAAAGAAACCGCCATAGAATAGCTTATCCTTGATCTTTTTGTTTTGTTTTTTAATGTGTTTTCTTTTGTTTTTACGCGTAGAAGGTCTGGATTTGGATTTGGATTTGGATTTCTTATATTTATATGTAATGCCCATTATACATAAATAAGATATAATATTAGATAGTAACTAATTTGTTAGTTCATTTGAGATTCCAGATCTTTAACCCTATCATTTAAGGTCTTAATAGATTCTATTAAATAAGGTATAATACCATTATATTCAATGGATTTTAAACCAATACCACCGATTTCTTCGCATGTACTCGTGCTTACCACTTCTGGGATTACTTTTTCCACATCTTGAGCAATGAGTCCCGCATGTTTTTGCTTATTCACATCATTTGACCAACAAAAATCAACACCGTTTAACTGTATTACACGAGATAATGAATCATATATTGGTTGAATATTCTCCTTTAATCTACCATCTGATGTTGCATTAAATGACGTTGCTTCACATTGTAACGTTATACGTACATTTCCACTAATATCCACATCATAACTTGGTACATAATTTGTACCAATACCAACTGAACCATCGGGTTGAATAATCATACGTTGTATAGGCGCACCGGCAGATGCATCAGATGTAAAAAACAATAACTCATTATTTTGAGAATCTGCATTTGGATTTGCTGCTGTTATTTTTGTATTTTGTAACACATTTACAACCCCTCCAAGCGATCCCCATGAATCTCCGGGTCCATAACCTTCAAATTGACTGTTTTCAGTATTGTAACGAATGTAACCAGCATGATAAGATTCTCCGCCTGTTGTATCTGGCCTTTCTAAAATATTTCCTCTTGGTATTCTAATTGCATCATTTTTACTAACATCCATTGATACTACAGGATTATGTATACCTATTCCCAGACCCACATCAATATATACACTAGAATTCAATGATACATCATTATTTACATGTAATCGCCCATTTAATGAAAGATCTTCGGCTACAAATAAGGATTGGGCGAAAACATTTCCATTCAACGATGCGTCTTCTTCAACGAACAGTCGTCCATTTAACGAAAGATCATCGTCTACAATTAAGGATTGAGCGAAAACATTTCCATTCAACGATGCGTCTTCTTCAACGAACAGTCGTCCATTTAATGAAAGATCTTCGGCTACAATTAAGGATTGAGCAAAAACATTTCCATTCAACGATGTGTCTCCTTCAACAAACATTCGTCCATTTAATGAAAGATCTTCCGATACAATTAATGAATAATTGGTTGTTTCAATATTTGTTATATATTCGGAATTGAATTTGGTCAAATTAACATTACCTGTTACAATAAGATCGCCTTCAACGGACAAATCATTATTAAATGATATATCACCGTTAACATCTAATCTAGCATTCATTGAAACATCATCATTAAAGATAGAATTATTATTCACAAATAAATTTGCAGAAAAAGATGCATCGTTATTGACGAAAAGTCGTTCACTCAATGTAGTATCTTGCTCCATATTAGTGGTTTGTTGTATTACAATGTTGTTAGCAACAAAGAGTCGTGAATTCATTGAAACGTCACCATGAAATATACTGTTTTGTCCAACAAATAAACGACCGTCTAATAGTTCAATATTACCAGACACGACCATATTTCCGCACACGTCTGCTACCGTGTTATTATCCCGATTAAAAACATAGGGAAGATAAGAATACTGGACTTTACTTAACCCTAATATGTCTTCTGTGTCGTTATCAGAATTTGATGATGCTGTTAATACATCGCCGATTATAAACGTATTGTCATCCGTCATATCAACTGAAATTAATTGATTTTCAGACCCATTTAATCTTGCTGCCATTCCATTGGTGTTTAATATAGTGTTTGGCAATACTTTCCAATAAGATGAACTAGGTCCTTGTGTAGTGTATAAAATTATACCATTGTCACCAACTGCAATTATATTATTAGCATCTTTTACATAAACATCCTTTAATACTATACCACTACCGAGTGCAGTGTCGCTACTTAACGTAATGTTGTTCCAATTTGATCCATCTTCTGTGTATGAAATTATATCATCTCCAACAGCTACTACAAAGTCATCAGAGATTCCATCCACTTCATAGTATTGTGCTGATGCATTTATTTCGTTAACATTAGAATCATCAAATCTAGTTAAAGCACTTCCTGCATAATAGATATAGTTTGGACTAATATAACTTCCAGATATATCATAACTATAGCTAACATCAGTTACATTACCATTACCAACATCAATACTTATACCATCACTATCCAGGTCTCCTGTATTTACATTAAAATAACTGATCAACTTATTACTACCTTGAAGATTATGTAAATATATTCTTAATCCAGTACCACCAGTAGAGCGTACAACTACATTGGTATATGTGCGAGTTACTGATGTATCTGAAAAAGATAGTTTTGCCCAATTTTCTCCGCCATTATATGTATAATAAACAACTACATTTCCTGCAATAAAACCGTAATTATCGTCATACATACATGCTGTAGTAAACTCTATCAATGCATCATCATCTTCATTGCCACTATATACATCTGATCTATTCCATGCAGCTCCACCATCAGATGTATAATAAATAGATTGAGTGTAGGCTAGTGTGTTTAGCGAACTGGGTGTACCAGTAATAATGCCGTATAATGGATACGATTTAGAAAAAGACACCTTTTTAAGTTCAAAATCAACCTTTAATACCGTATTTATTTCTCCATTTGTAAGACGTAATGGACCATTAACATTTGCAACATATTGTTCTGTTACTGGTTGATAAGTGTTGATTCCAAGTGTAGTTTTAAACTTATGTTTATTTGTACCTTCAACAATCATTGTATTTACAATTAAATTTCCGGAAATGTCATTAACACCAATAACATTCATAGAACGAGCTGTATCAGTTGGATATACACCTCCTCCATATGCACTACCCTGTAAACTAGCAGCAGGAACTAAACGCATAAATGTATTAGAACTCGGATCAATGCCTATACCCACCATAGTATTTCCAGTTTGGAAAGATGCATTATTATAAACATCTTGTAAATATTGGACATTAGAGTTATCGTAAATAGTCATAGTTTCTTCATAAAGTTCTCCGGACATGTCGCGAGCAAAGGGAGCTAAATTAATCGTACTATTAATGTTGGTTTCATATTGAGAAGTGATATCAATGTATCCACTTGAAGAATGTAATACCATACTCCCATCAGACATTATTGACACTTGTTCTGTATTCATTTGAATATCTCCGCCGGAACAATGAAGTGCAAATTGACCACTTGTATCA